AAAGGCGTTGCCTTTGACTGCGCTGCCGACCTTGTTTTGGCACTTGCCGAACAGCTTGAAAACGCTCCATCAACTGCGTGGACAAGTGTAAAGGACAAACAACCGGAAGAAGATGGAATTTATCTTGCCGTTTACGATTTTTGGAATTGGGAAAATCTGATTGCAACAAGAAAGTTTGTAAACGGAAAGTGGGTTGATAATAAAAACCCAGTCAAGTTCTGGATGCTGATTCCTAAAATTCCGGGAGACAACGAATGAACACCGGCAAGCAGTTTGAAGCAGATTTCAAAGCATCCGTCCCATCTGATGCGTGGTGCTACCGCTTGAAAGACAGCGCAGCCACCTACTACGGCGGCAACGAGAACTTGTCCTTTTCCATCGACAACATCTGCGACTTCCTTGTGTACCGATACCCGATGAACCACCTGTTTGAACTGAAAACCATAGAAACGCCCTCTATCCCGCTGGAAAAGGTGTTCGGCAAGTACGACAAGGCAAAGTGCAAATACCGCAAGGAAAAGCACATCACTGACATGGTGGATGCAATGAGGTACAGCGGCCAGACCGCCCATGTGATAGTGAATTACAGGGCGGTCAACCGCACCTTTGCAATCCCTGCCAGCAAGGTTCTGGCGTTCCGTTACAACGAGAACCGGAAGAGCATCCCTTGGCAGTGGGCAGAGCAAGAGGGGATAGAGGTCAAAGCAAAAAGGCTGCGTGTCCATTGGCGATATGACGTTGATGGACTGCTAAAGAGATTGGAGAGAACATGATTTGTTTTAAGTGTGACCGATGCGGAGAAGTCTTTGGCGGGTACAAAGTAGATGGCTTCAATGGCATCGCAAAAATCAAGACAGAAAAAAACGGAGCAAACATGATCGCTGACGAAGAACCGATTCAACTTTGCCCGTCCTGCATGAAAGAACTGAATGACTGGTTAGAGCCAAACAAAGAAAAACTAGACAGCGGAAACAAGAACGAATGGAACAATATGACTACTCAACCGCAATGTGGCGTGGCTGTCGAAATAAAGCTTGAAAATGGAGACCTCGACATTGCGTACCGCAGATATAACGATAAACGCTGGTTTCAAAGTAGTGGTGAATGGGTTTCAAGTGATGTCAAAATCGTTGCATGGAGATACGTCGACTGAAAGGAGAAAAAAGTGAGTAAGAAAGTTTCAGACATTCTGCCCGAGACTGAAATCTTGGCACAGTTGGCAGAAGAAGCATCCGAACTGGCACAGGCTGCATTGAAACTACGCCGTGCGCTGGATGGAACGAACCCGACACCAAAAGATATTGAAGAATGCAGATACAATATCTTAGAAGAATTTGCGGATGTGCTAAATTGCATTAACGCTTATTGTTGCGATGACGACTTTGTATTTCACAATTTCACCACGAGAGCAATAAAGATCAGGCATAAAAAAAGCTTGACCGCTGGATTTCTCGACTTGAAGCAAAGGAGCAGTCAGATGAATAAGCGCAGAAACCGCCCCTCGTCTGGCAAACAGGCGATGTCATCCAACCTCCGCAAAATCGCACGGCAGAACCAGTTGTACGGCTTTCGCATGGCTCTGGATGGCATCGCCGCCACATGGGGCGCACTGATTCAGAACCTTCGGTGCGATGCAGACCTAACCGATGAACAGGTGCAGAAAATCATCCGTATCGGCGACAGGTATTGGGAGATGGTCGGCAAGTTCAAAG